TGAATTACTTCAGTCCTAACATTCCGCAGATAAAATAATATACATTTTCCAGTTGTCTGCTACTAAGTTTATCAAGTAGTTCCTTTACAAGTTTTTTGTAATCCATAATATGTACCCTCCGATCTGGTATTATTATACTAGAACGTTCGTTCGATTTCAATATCTTTTCTCGAACAATTTGTTCTCTATATTAATATTACGGATCAAAAGGGTGAAAATTAGTAAATTTTGGAAATCGTCCGAAATCTCGGACACTTTTTGAAAATCACTTATAAGGGCTGTCATATAAATCGTGCATCCGCACTTGCAAGCCCTTAGCGATCTGCTCCAATGTATCCAATCGCGGTATGCTTCCATTGCACAGATCATTGAGCGTGGACTTCGGGATTCCGGTCAGAATTGATACCTGCCGGAGCGATAGATTTTTTTGAAAGATAATGTCTGCAATTAATATTTTCATGCGGATATTATCTGCAAAGAGTAAAAAATTATTCTATATTTTTATGGAGCGTAAAAAATGAAATCCTTTTTTAAACAATTAGAACCCTGCAGCGGCGTTCAGGAAAGTGCCATTCGAAAACTCGAATGCTGCGATCCTCTTTTATTTTCCTTTGATTCTGACCAGCATGCTATTCGGATTTTCGACCTCGATCATCAGCTTCTGGGCGTTTGTCAGAAAGACCTTGTTCCAGAATTTCTGAGTTTATCCGCTCAAGATAGGCAATTCAGCTTTTCCGTTGAAGAAATCAAATACGAGCAAAATGCAGATGGAATTATGGAGCCGAAAATTTTACTTAATGTTGCTGCATATGCTCCAGGAGAAGTAGAATCAGCAGTGGCAGACGTTGCTTGCCGTTTAAACTTAAAAGTGTAATTTTTTAATATTTCACACGTATATATATGGGGTGTTTTACCCTAACTAAATAATTTTCAAAGGAAAAAAGGAGGAATCATTATGGCAAAGAAAATCAAATGCCCAGGACTGCTCTGTGGAAGCACAGACGTTACACAAATCGGAGAAAAGACAAGAACAAGTGTCAATCTAAATCCATTACATCCATTTACACTTGTTAATACTAAATCTGCAAAAAAGCAGAAATTTCATTGCAATAAGTGTGGAAGGATTTTCACGGCTAAAATCTAAACACAATTAAAGTCTAAAATAAAAAGCCGCCCCAGTGCGCCAACACCAGGACGGCAATCGATCATCCAGAAAATGGACCATCGCGCAGATACATAATACCATTTTCTGGACACCAGAACAAGCGAAAAGTTTGTTTGGTGTTATTTTTGTACTTTTTTAGGCGCAAATCATCACAAACACAAAGGAGGATGGCTATTATGGCTGAAGGAGTTAGAAAAAGAGGAAAAACATGGTCGTACTATTTTGATACTGCAAAGATAAACGGCGAGAGAAAGAAAATTGAGAAAGGTGGTTTCCGGACGCAAAAAGAGGCTTTAGATGCCCGCGCGGCCGCGATCGCGCAGTATAATAATGTTGGTCGAACATTCTCACCAAAAGAAATCAGTGTTTCCGATTATCTTGACTATTGGTTAGAGACTGCAATCAAAAAGAATATTGATCACGGATACAGCTATAATACATACCGCGACTATGAATCCAAAATACGTTTACATTTAAAACCAGCGTTCGGCATGTACAAATTAAGCAGCTTTCAGTATGCTCCGGACAAAGTTCAGGAATGGGTTGACAACATGAAATTAAAAGGCTTATCAAAGCGTATGATTCAAAATACTTTGACCTGCCTGCAGGGCGCATTGAACTATGCGATTATACCGCTGAAATACATTCAGGCAAATCCATGCATTCCTGTTAGGGTAGGCAAAATGCCAATAGATCCAGATGCCAAAGCTCACGCAGAATATGTATGCCCTGTTGAAGAATTCGAACGAATCCTGCAGCGTTTTCCACCCGAAAACTATTTTCATCTTTCCCTGGTAGTTCCATACAACTGCGGAACCCGAATAAGCGAAACATTTGCAATTGACCTAAACGAAGACGTAGATTTCCAGAAACATGAACTGCATATCAAAGGACAGTGGCAAAAAAGGAATAAGACCTGGTACATAAAGCCACCAAAATATGACTCCTATCGTACAATCAAAATGGGAGAAACTCTGGAGCAGGCATTGAAGTACGGCATACATCAAAGAAAATTAAACAAATTGAAATATGGCGGCGCGTATTTGAACACTTATGTCATGCCGGATAATTCCATAACTCAAATCAGGGCAGATATCCAGGTTGCTTATAAGGAAATCACCCCTCTGTGTGTCAAGGATACTGGCGAACTACTTACGCCGGACTCTTTCAAGTATTGTGCCCGGGTTGTTCATTACGAGCTTGGCAATGTATTGTTTCACTCGCACTGTCTGCGGCATACGCATGGCACTATTCTGGCCGAGGCCGGTGTGAACCCCAAAACAGTTATGGAACGGCTGGGACATAAAGATATCACAACGACATTGCAGACATACACATTCAACACAGAGCTGATGCAGCAAACGGCAGTTGATGTATTCGAGAATGCGATTCACAAAAAAGCATAGTAAAAAAGCGGTTGAACATCTCATTTTAGTTCAGAGTGTTCAGCCGCTTTTCTTGAAAATCGGTCTATTTTATTTTTGCGGGTGGCAAATGGGTGGCAAATCGACTGAACTTCCGCATTTCAAGTCCGCAAACCCGCTTATTTCCTAGAAAGTAGACACACAGTTTCAACGTGGCAAGTATATCACCATCATATCATAAGCGTTCTTTTTTTATCTATCTAGTTCTATGATGATACCACAATCTGCACTTTCTTTCAATGTTTTGCATTTTAGTTATATTCGCTTCTATACCCGTACGCAAAAAACGGTGGCAGATGGGTGGCAATGCCACCCATTCAAAAAATATATTGCATTGCTTCTATTTTGCCCCGGGGCTTTTTAATTGCTGATCACTGCCGATTACACCATTCCTGCAGAGCGCGTACCATCGCGGACGGATTGCTGATTACACCATCAACCGTTGTGCCGAGTTTTTTCTGCATCGCTCGGATGGTCTGCGGCCCTATGTAGCCGTCCGCGGTTACTCCTGCCCATCTCTGCATGGCCTTGATCAGATCGGAGCCGCCGGACAGTTTATCAGACCATTCGGCCGCCGCGATGCCAGCGCAGTATTTTTTGTTGCTCGTGGGCTGATTACTGATTTTCCCGTCTACGCCAGTTCCGAAAATCTCCTGCAGACGCCGGGTCAGTTCCGGACCCCACACGCCATCAACCGCAATCACTTTTGCGGTAGGCTTCTGATCGGACTGAGATGCAGGGCCACCGTAAGTACAATACTTGGTGTGGCAGTTGATCCAGCCCGCACCGGAGAGCAGCCGTCCCCAGCTTGTATTCTGGATTTCTGTTACCGTATAGCTGCCCTGATCCGTGATCCTGCCAACGATACTGCTGTCTGCGTTCGGCTTCTCTCTAATATTAAGGTCGGTATTAACCTTGTAGATACCAGGCTCATATTTTCCGCTTGCTGGCTGTTCGGCCGATGCCGTGCCGTTGATCAGGCTCTTGAATCGCTCCCAATCCCCTCTCTCGATGATCTGGCTCGGGCAGTGCTTGCTACAGATATCATAATGACGGTATACGCGGCTCGCCGGGATGTCGGTCTCACGCATGATCTCCTTGACCACGGCCACCGTGTTCTGAAACGCTTTTTCATAATTATACCCCTTCTGCACGCACATCTCTACCCCGATGCTGTTCCGGTTGCCATAAGAGCCGAACAGGTTGCCGTTTCCGTAGTTGATGCCAACGTGCCAGCATCCGAGGTTGTGCGGCGCGGCCTGATAGGCAGTGTCGCTGTCATCCACGTAATAATGAGCCGACATGCCAGAAAAATTCCCGTCATGCTGTGCTCTGGCATGAGCGCGGGCATTGGCAGTTGACTCAAAATTGTCGGTGTTATGTACAACAATACACTGTGGGTTGTTGTACGGATAGGTGTTCTGGCTGCTGATGTATGATTTATCAATCTTCATTGTTTCTCCTTCTGCCAGGCGAATTGCGCCGGCGCAAAAAAAGGACGGGCATTCGCCGTCCTCACTCTGTTTTCTGTGTCTGCTTAATGATCTGATTTACATAGTTACTCAGCCCTGCGACGAGGATGCCCTGCGTGACCGCCGTAAACACTGCCATCGCCGCCTGCTGACCGGTTCCGACCTCACTGGTAGCCAGCACCCAGATGGCACACAGTACGATACTCACACCGCCGAGGATCAAAGGGATATACTTATCTTTTACGGCCTGCGCCTGCTTCAATGCCATGCCCAAAAAGTACAAGGCAACGGCTACTACGATAAGCTCTGGTTTTACATAATTCATAATGTTCGTTTCCATATCTAATGTCCCTCTCTTTCTTCGATCAGCTCGTCCAGTCTATGATGCGCCGATTTGGTCGACTGCTCCACGACTATCATACGTTCGACGAGATTGTTATGCTTTTTAACCTTTTCTTCCAGCTGCTCAATACGGTATGTTGTAAGCTTATTGGCAGTCATAATACCGGCAAGGCTTCCAACCAGCGTTCCGATCAATGAGCAGATAGCAACTACAATTTCTGGCATATTCTTAGTCCTTTCTTAAAAAAATGCAAAAAAATAGAACCCATACGGTCCAGCTCTAATTTCTACCATTATTATATCCCTTCTTTTTTTCAAAAAGGGTATCCAGTCCCTTTAGGCCTGGATACCCTCTTTCTCGTGTATTATTTAAACAAATCCGCAAATTTCTGTGAATCTTTGTAAACCATCGGAAATACCTCTGCGTATCTGTTTTCTTCCCATAAAAGTTTTGCAAAAGATTCGCAAAAATGATAATCATACCTTCTGCGGTCGAGAACGTCTAAAAGCTTTGATTCATATTCAGCCCTTGAAATTACCATTCCATTATCAATTTTTTCTCTCATTTCATCCATGACATCATACAATTGCCGAAGCTGTCCTTCCGTAATTTCGTTGTCATATATGAATTTGCAAAATTCAGATCCTTCCCTAAGCAAATTCATTCTAAACTCAATATAGTCTAATCTCTCATCAATTTCCATGACTATGCATCCTCCTTGTTTGTATAATATATTTCTCTTTTATTTTTAATCTTTATTACGATGTGTACTGGTCTTCCTCTTATCCTCATTCGCACCCCTTATTTCTCCAACTCTGCCTTGATTGCTTCTAGATCATCGGCCGTCAAGGCCGGGTAATCTGCTGCGATATCTTCAAAATTCTCTCCGTCTTTGATTCGGATCCTAAAAGCTCTTACCATGATTTTCATTTTTAAGCGGTTTAAAGTTTTCATTTTTCTCCTCCTATAAGATCAGCCATCATCAAAATGATGTCATCCGATTTAATGTATAATACCCATTTAATCTTTTGCCAGTGTGTATTTTATCAGTGAATACAACTGGTATCCCCATGATTTATGGGCGATGTTATTTGGATGGTAATTTGGTGCAGAGCCATCACTATGATTTCCATAGTATTCGATTTCCCCACCTATTGTTTCTGGCAAAATATTATCAACCGATGGATAACTTTTTACAGGATGTTGTACCAAATGTCCGCTGCAAACATATATGTTATTTGCCTCATCCTCTAATCTTTTCTTATAAAATCTACCATTCGTTTAACAAGAACAAGCTCGATCGGTTGTCTCTGACCGGCCATATTATCACCTCAGTTATATTTTATAATTATCAATATCTCTTACTTCATACTGAGTATCCGAATCATGATAATGAGATCCGTCGGTTATTTGAGCATTATTCAATAAAATATTTTGTGCGATAACAGTATCTGTCTGACAATTAGCTGTAACGGATTTTGATATGATATTATGATATACTCTCCAATTTTCCGAACGTACTCTCGGATCGAATTTACACTTAATTTCATTATTGTAAAATGTAGCACTATTTCCGGATACTAAAATAATACCTCCACTTCGTTCATCATCGAAACTACAATTTCGCCACACATCACCTATAGCAGACTCCCACCCGTCCTCATAATCTACATGACAAGCCGGATCTCTGACTCCGTTATTTTCGAATATTAATCCGTCTAATGTCCAATGTTTACCACCACAAGCGGCAATACCGCAACTATAGTTATCATGGATTTTACAATTTTTCATAAAACACTTATACGGTTCATATAAACTGTAAAATCTAATCATTCCGCCAGAATCTAAATTTCCGGACGGTTTTTCTAGTTGATGTAATACAACATCGGCATAATAATAGTTATCCGGTAAATTGTAACGATAAAATACTCGACAATTATGTTTTACTTCTAATAATTCGTTAGACTGATTATAAATCCACATATCGTATAATCTAGCCATAATCGGATATCCTGCATAACCCCACACTGTACCGAGTTCAAAATATCCGTGTAACGGCGATATATTTAACTTATTAATCGTTCTCCAATTATTAGAAACATTAACGTCGTCTTTTTCACCGGTTTCTGTGAAGGTTCCGGCCTCTATATTATCGTTATAAATGCCTACTGAATCAGAGACGTTATTTATCGTCGATCTTCCAAATCCAATATTAAATCCTCCGCAATTACCTATCGAACAATTTTCCACTCCACATCCAATAGCACCACGAATATATATATTTTTACATTGTTCGTCTAATGCTTCTGTGGTATTTGTATATCGGTCGCCTCTGATATCCGCATTACACAATATTGTATTTTTGATATTTCCATCAAAAACAAAAAGAATATAACCGGGATCTTTTGATATATCAGTAGGTTTTACATTAATGATGGAATCAGAAAAATCTACTATCATATTATCCGGCATAAATATAGTACCCGTTATTCCGTTTTTTACTTCCGATACTTCGGGCGTTACAAGATATTCACCTTTTGGGAAAACAACTTTTCTGTATCCTTTTTCTTTCGCCCATGCTAATAGGTCAATGATAGCATGTGTTGTCTCTATAGCATTGTCATTATTCGGATCTAAAAATCCGTTATCCGTTGTTATTGGCAGCGGAACATAATAAGTATTACTCAGAGTGGATATTTCTTCTATCTTTTTACTTACATTTACGACAAAAGAAGTGGAAATATCGGTATTTACCCCAGTCGCCGTAATTGTAGCGGTTCCTTTAGAATTTGCGGTTAATACCCCAAATTCCACCGAACATACTCCTGGATTATCGGACGTATATACAATAAGATTATCGTTTTTCGGTTCATACGGAAGTAAATAGCCAAGTAATACCCAAGAATCACCCACATATAAAGTCTCAGGCGGATTGACAACAATAACTTTTTCAGGTGAATCAAATCTTTTAGATTCAATCTCTATATTTTCAAGTTTTTCGGTTACTTTTACTTTCATATTTTTAGAGATTTCCGTACCACTCACTTTAAAATGAATATCTGTTGATCCGATATTCTTCCCCTTTACATATTTGTCCGATACTTCTACAATTCCCTCATTAGTCGTCTTTATATCGACCTCATATTCCGCTTTACTTGGAGACGATTCTAACATGATCGGTGATTTTGAATACGGATATAACTGAATATTTCCGGGATTAACTTCTAAATTGTTAATTCCTGAAAATGAATATCTAGCCTTATAGTTGGTTACTATTTCATTTTCATTTAAAACTCCTCGTGATATTTTGCAGTATGAAAATAAATTATCATCCGGCATATTGTTTCCCGGATTTCCAAAACGCATATAGTATCCTATGCCAGTGATCGTATTTTTTGTTAAGTTATCAACATGTTTAATAAAATCTTCCGGCGGATCAATTTCTTTATATAAATAACCATTTATATATACTTTTATTTCGCACGTAGCCGATACCGTAATTACAGCGTATATAATGTCCGTGGATTCATTTATTAATTCAGATAATTTAACCCCGTTTTCGTTTACAATATCAGACAAATTAAACTTAGTAGAAACAAATTTTAACTCGGTCGTAGTGTAATATGGTATATCACAATAGAAATTCATAAAATGGCGCTGTAAAATATTACGTTTTAAAATACCAAAAACGTTATACCATCCGCTCGTAGGTTTACAACGATACGCCATTTCTATCGAATATCCGGCCGATAAGTCAATAGGCCAATCTTCATTAGTCTCATAAGAGGCGTTTAAAATACCATTTTCAAACGCATTTTCGATTTTTACGTTATTCATTGTGATTTTTCTTCGAGATATCTTTTCAGTATAATACTGTTTATTTTCACTTGTTACCTCAATATCTCGTACATCAAAATCAAGCAAATAATCACTTTTAACCTCTTCATAAAATTCTTCAAAAACAAGATTGCCCTTCTTTATAATAAGTTTGTATTTATTTCCGTTAATATCTGTGATATATCCTGCTTTTTTTAAATGTATATTTAATTTTTCTATTTCTGCATTATACCAATCTGTCTGAGCCTTTAAATCTTCTTTGAGCGAACTAACCTGCTCCGTCATTGCCGTGTAGTCGGCAGGCAGACTTTTCTTGACTTCCTCTGCGTATGTAGACAGATCTTTTTTCAGATGTAGCAGAATATCTGTCTGCTCACTCACCGGAATAGAAGAATCCACCTCTAACCCTTCGAGAACTTCCAGCGTGCCGAGTGTTGTAAAGAACTTCTGCTTCAGTACTGCACTTGTAGCAGAAAACAGATATACCACGAATTGCACATTCCCCTTATACTGAGTCACATCCGCAGCATATTCCCAAGAAAACACAATGCTGTCTCCTGATATTGTAGCATCACTGACCGTATAATAATTGACCTGTCCATTGGCATTTCTGTAGTTAATCCGAATGGACAGTTTTGAAAGATCCCGCCCATGGTAGTACCGCACCATCGTGAACCGTGCAATATTGACATTCAAATCTCCCTCGACACCGGCGACAACGCCTTTTTCCGGGATGGCAATTGTTCGAAGATGCTCATCGATCTGGAACTGGAATTCCTCTTCGGTATCAGAAGCTGCCAGCACCACAGGTTCTGATGTCTCATAATCCGCCTCTGTTGCTTCTGCAAATAATTCGTCTGTTGTTTTAGCCATCCTGTCTCACCTCCACCCGTCCTGTAGGGATTCTGATGCCCTCTCTGCTCTGCCCGATTATATTGATATACCATCTGTTTCCGGAAAGCACTTCTGCCGGCACCATGCACTTGTTGTTCGATATTTTGGCAGGCCAACATGCTGCATCCGGAAGATTCAGCCGACGGAACTCTGCCACTTTGGCCATCCCGCTCCATTCCTGATCGAACTCGAATTCCGCCTGCAGATATTCGCTCGATCCTGGAATGATATCCGAAAAATCCCCTTCCTGCTCCAGCTTCTGCCCTTTCACCCGAAACTTTAATGTCCTCATAATAGAACTCCTTTCCTACCCTACGCAGTCCTTTTCCACATATAGCAGACAATATAAGGTGGCATAATATTTTTGTCTCCGCCTTCGTTCGATGTAAAGTTGTATCTTGCTGCTCCCGTCTTGGATGTTGGTAAATTCCACTCAACATGATCATTGTTTGTGTACACAACAGAACCATTCTTTCCTGACGTCATATCTCCAACGTCCTGCCTTGTTGTGTCCATGTACATTTTATTGGAATCAACACCAACCGTCTGCGTATGATGGTGTCGTATATTTATCGTTTTGGTGCCTCCTGTTTTTCCGACCTCTGAGAAATCACTGTCATTGACATCTACTCCAACAAGTACACGGCCGGCAGCATATGTCTCCCATGTTCCCTTCCCGAAAGTTTTGCTTGGATTTTCTGGATTCGTAGTGATGTAGAGGCTTCCGATCGGATAAAAAAGATCTACCATCATTCCGCCGATCAATGACTTGAGTGTTTTCCACGTAAGTTTTTTATTCTTTCCGTCTTTATCCGGCGGATTAATCAGGAATAGCTCGCTGTCATCAACTGTATCCGTTTCCGTAAGATCATAAGTATGTCTTCCCATAATCTCTCCTCCTTATTCTGGTATAAATTCCACGATATACAAATCCGTGGATACTCCTCCGCCTCCTGAACCTCCTGATTTATAGCGTAGAACATGATTCCAAGACGGATTGTAGTTGTAATAGCTCCGGACACAGATCTCCGTTCCGGTCTGATCGCCTGTTGTGCCGCCTACCACATCTCCGTGTTCATTGATCGATGCGTGGACAATCTGACCGTTCCCCAGGTACAGAGCCGTGTGATAACCGCTACGCAGCAGCACGTCCCCACGTTTCAAACCATTTCCGGTACTTACATCAACAGATCCGATGACATCGTGAAATCCATTGGCCGTGAAGTCTGCCAGCATGGTGCTTGTCGTGCCGGAATATCCGCGGCTTGAAATCATATCAATGCCACCCTGCTTCCAGCCATGGTACTGGAAGGAACTGCAGTCGTAATCCGGTCCTTCTCTGTATGCCTGATCATAACCGTGAGAATTGTCATTGGCTATCGCTATTTCCCAGCTGCAAACCTTCTCGATCACTGCGGCCGAGCCGTCATCCGTACTTCCGGAAAGATTGTTGTACCAATACCTTGCCTGTGTTTTCCGTGCAGGCTGTGCACTGCCGGCATGTTGTTCATAATTCAGCTCAAACAACTCGGCCAGAGTTTCCACCGATGCTGTAGATGTTGAAAACTGAGCGAAGGTCATCGTCGTTGTCACCTGCTGCCACTGGATGCTGTTTTCTTTCTCATATATGATGCGCTCCAGCTGCCCGTCGATGTCCCCGATCGCATATCCCCTGCCGATTGCCCAGCTGGTGTATTTGGTCGATGGCGTCCATTGAACAAGACCGTATCCAAGATCAACACGGCTGCTGTCCAAACCCTGCCAGATTCCCGGATTAATTGTAGACTCTGATTGCATATTTCCGAGTATCGCGCATACGGCCTCCTTGGTCCAGCCCCGTGCCATCAGATAATTGAGTATGTACTGCGCATTGCCTGTCATCTGTGCCACCGTAAGGTAAGCATTACTGCTGATTACTGCCATGATCTTCTCCTTTGTTTGTCAAAAACTGCCATTCTGCGAATTTCCACCGATTACGATTCCGTTTTTTAACGTCAAGAATGTTCCATTTGAGAACACGACTTTCCCAGACACTCCTGCCGATGATCCCATGCGGAACTTATCTGTCTGGACCGCGATTTCTCCATTCTTGCCATCCAGTGTGATGTACGCCTGTTTCTGTCCATTACCACTTATCGTGGCAACCCAATGGCTGCCATCGCTCTCGATCATTTGCATCAAGTAGATTTCACAGATCCGCGCTCCCTGTTTGTCCGTCACAACCATTTTTCCATTTTCCAGAGACACGGAAAATCCATCCACTTCATTTTTGCTGGTTACTCTTCCGTTGATCGCTGCTCCATTATTGTCCATCTGGCAGATTACGTTTCCACTCTGATCGAGAACCTTTACACTGCCGTTTCCGTTATCTTTTCCACCGAATACGGCAGTTCCGCCCTTGATCCAATCGAAATTAAGACCGATCACAGAAAGGATATTCAGCACTGCGTTTCCGTTCTTGTCCACGCCAGCATTCCAGGTTTTTCCACCATCCGTCGAAACGGCGATTGCATCAATGGTCCGTTTCCAGATCGTCGATGATTCTTCCAACCTCGGTTTGTTGTGCATATAGAAGATCTTACTGCCGTCTGCTTGCACTTCCTCCGTCTGATATGCACCGAATGCCGTTGTCATCAGATTCCAGAGCTGTTTTTCCATCTTGTCATAATCCGAAATCTCCCGATCTGTATAATTCTGTGATTTGATATACGCCTTGGTCACTGCCGAGAATTGATCGCTCCGGTTCTTTTCCGGGGTCTCAGCTCCACATGAAATGCTCTGTGCCGCGCCGACTGCGAAGGTGGTATTGGTAACGTATGTGTAATACCTTTCTCCCTTCCTGGTTGTCACGCAGGCGGCATCTCCTGCTTCGATGGATGGGTCGCTTGGGATGCTCGAAGAAATAGTTCGAAACTGCATGTCATATAATTTGCTGTACAGATAAGCCGCAACCTCTTTCGCCTGCTCCTCGCTCTGGATCAGGTCATTATCCTCAATTACAAGGCTGTAGTCCGTCTCTCCGCACAGATACGTTGTCTGATCATATATCACACCCGCACCGGTGATACTGATATCCTGTTCTCCGGCTGTTAGGCTGTATTTTTCCGGGATCTGGTGGCAGTAATAGGCATCATCCTCAATGGTATTATTCAGCATTTCTTCTCTTGATACCGTGTCCCACAGAAGAATCTCATCATCGCCATCCAGTAAAATCGGCTCATCGTTCTCGTCCAGAAGCACCTGCTCTTCAAGAGCCTCCCCGTACCAGGACAATTCCAACTCTCCGTCTGCGTTGCACCGGGCATATTTACAACACATTTGCGCCGCCATGGAAATCACATCGCGGTACGTCAACGCGTCGCTTTCCGGCCGTGTGTTTACAACATAGTCATCGTTATCCCATCTCTTGGATGCAAGTATGACGCCACAGCTCCGGCAGGCATCCTGCACAATCTGGCGGATTGTCGCCGGATAGGTAAGGATACTGTCATACTTTTTATCGAAGCAAGCCATATTATCATAAGCTTCTAGGCGCAGACCTGCTCCCTGGCGTGTTGCATTGTATATCGTATACGTGCCCTTCCGCAGCAGTTCCGGCTCCTCTTCCAGATCAATCGATACAATGGCAGCAACTGATGCTCCTTCCAGAGTCATGCTGTCATACTGACCATCCTGATTATTCAGCGTAGCCGTCCATTTCCCGATAATGGCAGCACCGATGTCAAAACTGTTGGTGGAAGATGTTGCACCTGAGATGCTGTAGGACAATACCTTCCCATTATTAAGCTGCAGTTCCGTCCCATCTGCCAATATGATTTTATCGGCTACTTCCAGATATCGGTTTTCACTCTGCAGCTTTTTTCTGCATTCTTTACTTGTTTTGATCATAGTTACCTCTGTACAATATCAACGCTGACGCTTTTATAGTAATACACACCGGAGATCTCCCCTGCATGCCCCTTGGACAGTGTACCGCGGTACGTTGTCAAGGTGTGATCCTTTCCCGCATCGTGGAACGTAAGTGGAAAGAAACCAATTACCAGGCTGTTTTTCAGCAATTTTACCTCATCTTCTGTCAGCCATTCCCATTTCAGGCCGATTGTTTTTTTCTCGGTAATAGCTTCTCCTACCATGGTTCCGTTCAGCGTCCGCCCCGTGTCCTCAGACCAGATAATTTCATCATTCACCGTCATCGAGGTCGGGGCAGGAAGGTTTGTTTTTCCTGCCCTCAGTAACATGTGTCTCCTCCTAATTAATCTGTACCGTGTTATATCTCCGATCCATCTCCTGCTGCACCTTCTGTTGCGCTTTGGCGAGCGTTTCTCCATCGATGCTGAAACCAAGTGCAGACAACGCTGCAACAATCCGAAGCACGGCGGAATTTACGATGCTTTCCAGTTCTGCTTTCGTTACACTGCCGCCGCTGGCTTTGCTTACTGCCAAATCCACCATCTTCTGCAGTTTATCCTCTGGCGCTACAATCTCTCCATAACGCTTGTTATCTCCTATTACAGCAAGGCGCGGCGTATTCCGTGCCACATAGCCTCCGTCTGCCAGATACGGGATTCTGGCGATGGATGCTGTCGGAATCTGAAAGCCCAGCTTCTTGCCGCCAACTCCCGGCACCCAGCTTGGGATTTTGACGTTCAGCTTGTTCAGAGCATTTGACGCAAAGTTTACTGTCTTCTCAATCGCAGTCAGCATACGGTTCAGCATGCCGATTAAACCATTTACTGGAATTTTTAACGCATCTGAAAACTTTCCTGCAAAGATATTCTTCAGAAAAGAGGTCAGCCCCTGGAAAATATTCTTCACAGTCTCTATTTTCCCGGAAGCTATATCGCAGAACCAATTCAGCACATTTCCAAGCACCCCGAATCTTTCTGTCCAATCTGTTTCAAACTTTGATTTCATCCAATCTTTTAATGCGCTGAATTTTGACACAATCCAATCATGTAGCTGGCCACATTTTTCTTTGACTGTGTCCCAATTCTTCCATAAAAGCACTCCGCCAGCCACCAAAGCAGCAATTGCTAAACACGCCAAACCTATCGGCGATGTTAAAAATGCAACCGCTGCGCCAAACGCTGTTGTTGCGGCCGTGGCAATTGCACAAATTGCATTCCAAGCCACAGTTGCGGCTGTCATTGCGATTTGTGCCGCCGTATTTGTTATCCAGGCAAGTGCCTGCTTCCCAATTGCAACAATGCTCTGACCAATTCCAACGACAAAATCTTTGGCATACATCCCCGTAAGGATTGCCGTTTCAGCCGCATCTTTTATTTTTGCAAGTTTTGCTCCAAGTAGCGCAGTTTCAATGAGTTTAAGCGCACCAACTACGCCGCCTGCCTGCTGAATGAAAGATAATAACTCGATTACCTTCCATGCTCCAAAGAACATCCCGATTGCAACAGTCATAGACTGAATAATGCCTGGATTTTTTGCACACCAGTCCGAAAAGACCTGTAATCCTTTATTAATTCCGTCCCACAGAGTCAGGAAAGCGCCACCCGTCCATTGTGCTATAGGCTGCAACACATTCTTCCAAAACCACTCAAACAGCGGCTGCAACGCCACCAGGACAACATTTAGAAGCTGTATTGCAAGAGACAGCGTCTCCAGGAATCGCGGAACAATCTCATTTGCTGTCCACGTTCCAAGCGGAACAAGAACCTGCTCCCAGAACCACAGAAGCCCCTCACCCACATTGATTGTGAATGGGGCCAGTGCATCCCACAGGTCATTCAGGGCATCGTTGATTTTGGGGAAATCGGTTTTCATCAGCCCATCATTCAGGGCATCAATAAAACGCGGGATTCCTGTTCCCAGTGTCCATTTCCCGACCGGAACAAGGAAGTGCTGGTAAAAATCTTTCAGCGACTGACCGGAAAAGTTTCCGAGTCTTGCAAGCCCCTCGTTCCAGAGCCGCTTGACCGACCGCAGCGCAGGTTCTGACAGTTTGGTGATGTTTCCAAACAGGTCCGCAAACTTTTTGTTTACGTCATCAATTACTGTCTCCCCGCTGGCAAGTGAGCCAAAATCAATACTGCCAGCAACATTGTTCGGAACAGATGAATTCTGTGAATCAGAATTACTGCTGTCTTTGCTGATTTTATTGATTTTGTCGAATCCCATCAGGGATTTCATATCTTTGGCCGCTTGTTTCGCTGCATCTCCCACGCCAGAAGTACTGTCTGCGAGCTGATCCGCAGCGCTCGAAGCATCCGTCAGACCGGCAGCCGCACTGGCAGCATCCGCCCCAACTGCTCCGACACCTGACTGCCCTGATGACTTATTTCCGGTAATCAGCTCCGTGAAACTCTTGAAAGCATCCGCCAGCGTAACCAGCCGACCGATCAGCGTATTGATCATACGCAGGACCGGCAGAAAAACATTGATCAGTCCCTGACCAATACTTGCTTTTAAGGACTGGAACTGCAGGGACAGGATTCGAACCTGGTTCGCCCAGGACTGGGACGTCCGTGAGAAATCCCCGGTTGCTGCAGAAAGCTGTTTCTGAACAAAGGAATACCTCAACGCCACCTTTTCGGCTTCCGACATCTGATCTGTCGTTTTGCCGAACCCATTGGCCAACGCATAAGAATCCAGCGCTGTCTGGGTCATGACAACACCAAGATCTTTTAAGGACTCTGTTTCGCCTGTAAAGACTGACTTAATCTTTGTGTAGGCTTCGTCCTGGCTGAGATTATAAAAAGATGCCACATCTCCGGCCAGACCGGTCAGTGTAGCACCCATATCCAGCGCCTGCTTCTCGGAAAAGCCAAATGCTTTTGCCATCGCCCCGAAAGTACCCGTGTACTTCTTGGCCATTGTCTCTGACAGACCAAAGCTTCCGGCAGCCGATTTTGCGAATTTATCTACCTGCTCCGCCATAGACGGGAAGGTAACATCAACCACGTTCTGCACCTCAGCCAAGTTGGAACCCAGCTCAATACAGGACTTGGAAAAATCAATTAATTTTTTTACGCCGAAAGCGGCTGCAAGAGTCGCCCCGGCTTTTTTCGCCAGTCCGTTGATCCCGGCCATCTGGCTCTTAAACTGATTATGATTTACAACAAGATCCAGACCGATCTCGCCAATTGTAGTTGCCACTTATACCACCTTCCTCTTTTCGAGGACATCGGCACAGTGGCACTACTTGTCCTGGTTGATTTTTATTTCAAATTCTTTTTTGCAATGACGCGCCTGGCATTTCAAAAACACCCCCTGGCATCTTGCATCTGGAACATACTGCACTTTCTGCTCATGTCCACAATACGGACACTTTATTTTCTTTTTCTCAATAGTTTTTTTCCTCATACGATTTTCTATCAAACAGTTTTCAAGCCTGCCATACTAAGAAACATATTCTTGATTCCATTCATCGCCATGTCCATTTCTTCTTTCGACACGGTTTTTGCAAGGTCTCTGGCATGCTTTCTTCTCCATGCATTCCGGATTCTGTGCTGTTCTGGAGTAAAATTTTCCAGAATTTCCTTCTGATCTTCCGCCCGGATCTCTACCACACGGCCAAGTGCAGTATCCGGCCCGATGCCGATCAGAAGATCCCGGAACTCATCCCACTTCATTCCCTGTGGCAGTTCCCTGGATAATCGAATCCCGTACTGTGACTGAAAGGATGATACGATCAGGTCAAAATCATCGATCAGGTCATAGTACGGGTCACTGCTCTCCCGGTGAATCTTCTCCCATAACCAGATTCATTGCTTCCTGTACGATAATCATCAAAGATTTCGCAGAAAGTTTTTTTCCATCCTTTTTCATCGCACACAGCTGCTCTACTGCTTCCGGATCAAAAAGAAGACCCATCATTTCTGTCACAGTATTGATATCAGCCTCATCCTTGTCTTTAAAGGTTCCCATCAGTCGGAGAACTGTTTCTGCATCCGCATGCACCTCAACAGTCATATCTCCGATCTGCAGAGCCGGATTTTCCTCAAAATTTAATTTATCGGTGATATTTACAACTTTACTCATCGTTTTCCTCCTTATAATGCCGGTGTTACCGTTGGTTTTCCGTTGCTGATAACGTCAAATTCCAGCGGTGCTACATTGGTAGAATCACCACCGCCCATATTTTTGACGTCAAAAATCGCGCTGTTCCATGCAACCGAAGTTCCGTCCGGGAATTCCCACTCGAAATATCCTTCGGCTTCATGGCCATTTTTGAACAGTTTATCGGCCACAAAATCATTTCCCGTGTCTCCAATGTTTCTCTTTCCGGCCAAGGAAATGGTCATCGCTTTTGCGGTCATCAACGCCCGCTGCCATCCTTCTGTATCCATTGGAGTCCATGTTTCCACCCCGTTTGATACGGACACAGAAAACTGCTCCATATCGGCAATTATGGTTGCGTTCTCTTTTGCGGCGCCAACCTTAAACTTGTTATCCAGAACCGGATATACATTTGTTGTTTTTCCCATGCTTCTTATCCTTTCTTATAAATCACGGCCGCTTCGATGACCATTTCGCAGATACCGTTATCGTCTTTTCCGATGTCCTGCAGATCATACAGCGGCTGAATAAATTGTATGGTTTCCTGATTGATTTTACTGCCCCTCACTTTACAGAGCCTGTCAAATAAGGCCGTGGCTGCCTTTTCTGTCTCACGCAAAGATTTATTCCAGTGTATAAGGAAAGTAACATATTTCTGCCCATATCCGGAAGCACCGCCCAGCGCAGTGTGGTACACCTGTTGGTGCTTGCTGTTATACACGCCAATGGACTTCTCATCCTTCTCAGGGAGATCTCCCATGTATACATGATCTGCAATCGCAAGAGATTCCGCAAAGTCACATACGTCTACCAGTGTCATAATCGTGCACACCTCCTGTATAGCCGTTTAAACGCTTCTGCACAAAAATCCGCATTCTTTCCGCCCGGAAGCCAATCTTCATACCATTCACCGCGGGCATTTGGATTTTCGTCTTTCTTGAAATGGTATTCTGGATGGAAATACAAACGTCTGGCATATGGTGCTGTAGATGCAAGCGTTACGACTCCCTGATGACTTTGCGTACAGTCCAAAAACATGCTTTCGTTCTGCAGATTACCGGTATTCCTTGGAATCACCTGCGCCTGCACCACTTCTGTGTGCAGCGCCTCTGCAGTCATCTCCATTGCTTTGACCTGTGCATCCGTCAGCATCTGAATTTTTCCAAAATCCAATTTTACATTCGAATTGACTTTGATCATATCAGCAACACCTCCGTGTAATTAACTGTCCCATCCGGATTTCTGGCTTTCCGCCCCTGTAGAATTCTTCGTTTCATTCCGAATACTTCTGCCGATCCGCCGTAGATTGCCGGCAGTTCCGGACAGATGTCCCCCGGAAAGAGGGCGGTGCCGGAGATCTGCACCAGCTTTCGTTCGAACGTCATCACGCTTTTGGCGCTGTCCTGGTAATTACAATTGCCATCGTACTCCACCGCCGGAAGCGGATCTCCATATTTTGTTGTACCCTCTCTGTCCATGCTCAGATTGATCTTGGTCTTACAAAGTGATTTTGGCACCAAACATGGATATTTCATTTCATCACCTACCTCAGTACCTGGCAGCACAATCCAGTCTGGCACAGCATTGCGTACACATCCCGGCGCATGGCCACGCCCTTTGTGGAAAATACATTCCACGTATTCTCCGCAAACTGCACGGATACGCCGTTAATGCTGTAACTGGAAAGCACCGAATTGATTTCGTCGCGGTACTCATACTCAAATTCCGCCTGCTGGCAGATTACCTCCCGGATCAGATCCTGCTGATACGCCGTAAGATTAGAAAATCCCCGGCCTACAATCCGATTGTAGGTCAGGGAATCAATATGGCGGGATGCCTGACGGAGATACCAGACAAGCTCTGCATCCTCCTCGAAAGCGCCGTCCTGATAAGTATCCCGGTAATATTCCGGGCTTGCGTACGGTTCATAGCTCATGCATTTCCTCCGATCAAGCGGCAACCTCTACTGTGTCCACATCTACATAGACGCTGTCGATTTTTGCATCTCTACCATTCGGGAATACAAATACATCGGAGAAAGATCTGTTCTGATAGAGATATCCATCACCCTTCGTATGTGCACCCGGTTCAAAGTAATAAATACTGTTAATTTTCGGTACCGTTTTGCAGGTCTGACCACATGCTACCAAAACATTGATCTTATGAGCACCTGTTACTGCTTTGATTCCATGTTCTATATCTTCGGTAACTTTTTTCAGCGGTTCGAATCCTCCATCTTCCGGTTCCCAGTTAAACGCATCATAAAATCTCTCATCGTCGATAACTTCCATGATCGTTACACCATCGATATCTGTTACTCTGGTTTCGATACCGATGCCTCCTTCTGCAATCTGCGTCATTTCAATCTTTCTGGTAAACTCCGTAGACTGCTCCAGGGCATCCATGATCTCACTTCGAACATACATGATCAGCGATCCATTCGCCTTGTATCTTCTGAGTTTTCCCTTTGCAAGAATATCTTTCAGCATCCCAAAGACTTTTGCCTTTGTATAAGAAGCGATTGGCGTAGTTCCATGATATCCTTCCGTCTTCTGAGCTGCCTGAGCTACTTTTGAGAAAAACAGTGCATCTGTTTCCGGAACAACCTGCGTTTTTACGAAGGTTGTGGAAATGTTCTTGATAGACGCTGTTGCGTTTGTCTCATCGACATCCGCCTTATCTACCAGAAATTCGATATCACGATCATGAGTCAGTGTATACGGCAAATCCTCCTGTGAGTATGTACCTGTGTTCCATCCGCCTTTACGGTTATGGTTTTTGTATCCGGAAGTACTCATCTGAGTGAAATGAAACGTTTTTGCACCAAGCCACTTTACGTTCTCCGTGATAAATGGTGATGTCAGTGAACCCTGAATCAGGATTTCAAGAAGCTCTGGGTTCCACTGTTCTGCATAATTTAATGCCATATTTATACCTTCTTTCTTTTAATTCCAGCGATTCCAACGCTTGGTTGGAACGGTTGACTGGTTTGTCGTTGTCTGCTGCGGATGCTGAGTTGGACTTCCACCGGTTCCAACCTGGGTAAATCCATTTTTCCCGACTGTCTGTGGTTTTAATGCCGGAATGTCCTCAAGCACTTTGCTCACTGCATTTTTTAATGCCTCTTCATTAATTTTCCCGTCCTGTCCCGTCACCTGGCTGAAATCTGCCATTTTCAAAACATACGGGATTGTCTTTGCATCGATTCCAAGCGTTACCGCTGTCATTGTTGCTGCTGACTGTACCTGCGCTTTCAGAACTTCTGCCTGCATTGTTGCATTCTGTTTCTGTGCATCTGCGATCTGATTCTGCATTTCTTTAATGTCCGGCTGACTGGCCGCCTGCTGCTGTTTATACGCAGCGATCGCCTGCTCCATCTGTTCTTTTGTCAAGCCCTGCTGTTTAAAATATCCTTTCAGAACAGATTCTTCTGTTGCACTCTGCTTCCCGGCGATGATATTTGCGATTTTTTCATAATCAATCTGAAACTGTTCGTTTCCTTCCGCATGTGCTTCGCCGCCATTAGCTCCCTGCGCCGCGCCGTCTCCTGCTCCATTTTCCGCAAAAATCTGCAGATTCATTGGCATCGTTCCCTTCAATTCTTTGTTCATATTCATGCCTCCTACAGTTTTTAACGTGCTGTCTGCACCAATACAGTTTTACGTGTGTCTCACAAAAAACAGTTAATAACCCGGTGTCTCCGTGTAGTTTTACGCCTTCTGGCATAAAAATAAGACGCCTAACCCTGCGTCTCATCGGGAGATTTTGGATCACCGCCTTTCTCCTGTTCTGTAATTTTTACAACTCCTACAGCGGCCAGATACTGCGCTCTGGCCGGCGGAAGGTTCAGTTTTTCGCCAACCGTCCGAAGCACCAGGTCATTTTCAATGTCTTTGAATTCTCGTGTTACTGTTACCCGCATTCTTCTCACCTCCCTTCGTTGCGCCGGCGCAATTAATTTTCATAAATAATTTCCAGTCCGTAGGCTACCGCAGCGTCATGTTCGATTCTGCATCCACGAGCATTCTCCCAGCCTTTACAGAAATAAACGGTATGACACAAGCTCATGTTCTCAAGGGATTTTGCCAGAAAACACAGCGGTATCTGGACAACTCCACGTTTTTTCATATTCTCATGGCTGTACCATTCATCTGTAAAAAGGGTATTTACAACCTCAAATCCCTTTTCTTTTAAGGCTTTCATGGCTCTTTCTCTGGTTTCGATAATTTCTTCGTCTGTTTTGCCTCCCATAGGCTGACTCAACATGGCTTTTTTCATTTTCTGATCCTCTCTTTCTTAAAAATGAGTACAAAAATACCACCGGCCGATCGACTGGTGGTATTAAATCATATTTGCCGCAGTGCCTACAATTCCTTTTGCCAGGTCTGCCGCCTTTTTCATCAGGCTGTTTTCTTCCAGATATTCTAATCCTTTCAATGTCAATTCCGTTCCGCTCAGCATCACGCTTTTACATCCACATCTCATATCATACCAAGTCTCTGCACCAGTTATGTATCCTGCGTCCAGTAACATTATCATGATCCTGCTCCACTTCGGTGCAGAAATCCCTAATGCCTCTGCTGAAATGCTGTTTCGGTCAAATTCTTCGAGATCCATCGAATTCTGCAGGATTCGAAGAATTTTATAGATTATTCGAAAATCATCCATATTCAGATGCGTCCCTCTTTTTTCAGTTTTTCAATTTCCTCTTCTGTCAATTTACGAGGTTTGAATTCTTCATTTGCCCATGCTTTTTCTCGATCTTTTAACGCTTTTTCATATTCCTTGTCCGTCATGGTATCGCCTCCAATTCAATAGATGTTCCTTTCTTTGAGATTACTCTATATAGACAGTCTTTGTCAATAAGTAATTCTCGTTGACTCTTAAATTTGCTTAAGTTCTCTATGTATGCCGCTCGCACACCTTTGGCAACATATATTGTTATATTGTATTTGGCTTTAAAAGCACCTGACGAAACGACTGATGTACTTGTAAACTGATTTAAGCATAAAATATCTCCCTCAACGCAACCAGGAATAGGATCAACCATCAAATTTCTATAACAAACCACATCGTGTTCAAGTTTGCCTTTTTTCAATGCTGTTGATATTGTATCGGCATATTCCCGAAGCATTTCATTTTCCGGAGCATCTCCTCGAAGCATCCTGTTCAAGCGTTCAAAAAATCTCTCCGGCTTCTGATCGCCAGAATTGTATGTATATTTCTCAATTGCATGCTTTTCTTTTCTAGATAAGCTCTCAATCCAACCCTGAGACTCTTCCCGAAGGAGTTCAACAACCTGCTCCTGTGGGACCGCCTGAAAGTTTGCCAGCTGTCGCTTTGCTTCTGCGTATTCCTTCCGATCCATGCCGCCTGTTCGAAATCTGACATTTCTCCATTCTTTTCGTTTCGCTTCATATTTCTGCTGATTCTCCGGATCCAACGAAAAGTCCGCCAGACGGCCGAAGCGCTTTTCCTGCCGCTCCGCGTACTGTTGTCTGGCTGCCTGCTGGTTTTTCTCCGCCAACTCATTGAGTTCCTCTTTGGTGTATTTTCCATCCGGCGGAGTGCTGATTCCTTCGAAGTATGTCGTATGGCTATCTCGACACCGTGGGTGATAAAGCCCCGCAGCGATCGCAGTGCTCATCAGAGGGTATTTGACGCCGGTTGTTGCGGATTTTCCTGTTTTGGAGCCGCCGCTCCATACATCATCGATCAAAACCTTGCCAACCCACGGCAGACACAACGGACACGGATTTCCACGCTTATTCATGATAACCGTATCAACACCCCACTCCTGCCGCTTCTGTCCCTCCCCCTGCAGGTACGCCCGCTTGCTCGCCGTCCGGATTGCCATATCCGCGTAATCTGCCATCGTGTGGCGCGCTCCGTTGCTGTATTCGATACAATTCATTCCAGCCGCAAGAAAATCCCTGGTAGCCATGTCTATGGCCTTCTCATAGGTTCCTGCTCCTGTGTTGGCATATACCTGCGCATTGTAAATAATTTTTCGATACTGATCGTTGGTCATTCTCAGGATGGCCGTTTCCGCCTTCTGCATATCCTGCATCGTCGCTTCGATCAGTGCTTTCAACTTACGATCATTCAGCCTGAAGAACTCGGCTGCAGCACCCGCCTTCATCTTCTTTGCCGGAAAGCCTTTTTGAATCGCTTTCAGGATCTGGATCTCCTGATCCATTTCTCCCTCATCCTTTGCCGCGCGGATCAGTGCTTCAATCTGACTATTGATGTCCCGGAATTTCTGGCTGTACTTTTTCTGATTCTGTTTCTTGTACTGCTCCAGGGATTTCAGCATCTCTGTCTGCCACATGGCCCACTGCTTGTCTTCATCGACCTCTTCGACCTTATGACGTTTCATATTTCGAACCATGGACGCCATCAGCTCATTTTCTACCGCCTCGAAGGCAGCTCCGATGTCATAATCAAGATTTTTCTTTGCCATTTGCATGCACCCGATATCCCTGCTGTTTATAGGCACGGATCATCTCTTTTAATTTTGTCATACTTTCACACCGATCACATCTGAGTTCTGCATAATCATTCTTTTCTACCGCATACACGCCAAAGAGCACCTGTTCCGCGGCAATTTTAAGAAGACCCTGATACTCCTTCCGGTTCATCCGGTACATTCGGTTGTTTACCTTTACTTTCATCTGCTCCTCCACCTTCGTTGACATGAAAATCTCCGGCATCCATGCGGATATCCGGAATCTCTAACGTTGCAATGCCCTGCTCTGCTTTCAGCCGTGTAATCTCTTCTTCTTTGCAATGCTTATCCAGACTATCTCCATAAAGCTCTTCAACGCAACGTTCGATACTCATGATTCCACCCTGTTTTGCCTTAGCCACCGTCTCTACCTGACTTTCAAAGGATGGATTCGCATACTCCCCAAAAGGAATATTGACATTTACATCTACTGGTGGCTGCCCCTGCAGGATATAGTTTGCGTTGATACACATGGATACAACTTCCGGCAGAGTTTCCTGTATTGCTTCCACAATTGCATTTCTCGTATACAACGTCGTCTTCTCTTTTTCTCTCTGGGCCTCGGCATTATCTAACTTTTTGGTATCGATTCCCAACGTAGATGGACTGATCACACCCTGCAGGCATAAATCCAATGCAGTTACATAAGATGCAAGATAACTTTCATGCGGAATAATTGGCTGATCTGTAACAACTTGATTCTTCTGCCCTTCCCGCATATCTCCGTCAGCGGAAAAATATCTATTGTCAAAAGGATTCGGTTTGATGAGCATTCCATTTTCAGGATCATGTGGCACCAAACATTCCGGGACATAGGTCTTAGCCCTCCCGGCTCTTAAGGCATCCATCCACTGGCTCCATGTCTCATCCAGTGAATCATAATTATCTAACTTTCCGTCAAAAATACTTCCGCCCCTGCCCTCATACTTTGCAGATTCATAAATCATAAACGGTTCCGCCAGCATCAGCGATGGGTCAAAGCTGATATCAGAAAGGCTCTCTGTAGCTTTAATAGACTTAATATCCACAAGCTTATCTCCCAGATACAATTCATTCTTGATGTAACCGTACCCAAATCTTTCGTTCAAAACATATATCTGATTTTTCTCCTTATACGGTGTTTTGAACACAATTTCTCGAATCCAGTCTCTTTGGTAGACAAATTCCACTCTGTCTCCCGGATACCATTCAAGAATTGGATAATCACTGATAGTTGTATCAATAACCACTTTGAATGCTCCATCTCCAATATACAAAGCTTCCTTCAGCGCGCTTTCCATTTTTTTACGAAATTTATTCTCTTTCGAAATTTCCTTCCAAATCTGTTCCTGCTCCGGTGATTCAAATTCAAACTCATCCATGTCCGGTAACACAACAGAAGAAAGCGTACGCACAATCAGTCCAGGAAGACCTGTATGAATTTTTCTCATATCCATTCCCGGGGTGCATTTACTTGCCCAAAATTTGTTTTTATCTGCATATTCTCTGTTTTGCTGATAAAACTGTTCCAGCTCGTTACTGTCACCCCGATACCAGATCCTATTTCGAATAGCATGCCCTTCGAAGTCCAACATTTCATTAATCTGGAAATTATATGGATTTGCCGGAGTCACATTCAGCCAGCTTCTTACCGTTTTTTTAATGTTTTCATTCAGTTTTTCCATCCATTTCACCTATTTATATCCTCCGTTTCAAATCCAATCATATTTCGATATGGAATCCAGCCATACTGTTGAGAGTTGATGGTATGATCATTTCGATCTTCTGGAATATCTTTTTCCTCGTCCCACGAATACTTTTCCAGCTCTGCTATATGCTCGGTACACGTCTCCAACACTAAGTAACAATCCTGCTGAATCCAGCCAAGCTGCAGCTTGATTCGGTCCAAAATCTCTACTTTTTTGTAAGATTCTATAAAATTATACAGGCACCCGTGTAAACGCTTGTATTTACGCAGTTCTGTTATCGTTGCCGCATCTGCGCAATCAATAAACGTATCTTTGGCAAATCCCCAGTTTTTTCTGCAGTTTTCAAGAAACTCTATAAATTTCACTGCCGTATCAGATGGTGCCAATGGCTGATCCAGATCTTTATTGCTATATACCTTTTCAGCAAGAGTGATCAGCCTCCTGTCTTCTGTAATTCCCTGAAATATCATCGCTATAGTATCCGGAGATTTCGAAGAATACGACGTATCCAGACCGCAAGTGAATTTTTTGAATTTTATTTTGCCACCTGCAATCTGATTTCTTATCCATTTCTCGGATACAACATGTTTCTTCCGAATGAAATTCGGGAACACAAGCCCCGTCGCTTTTCCTCGCAGGCCCATGATCTTATTTTTCCAGATTTTCGTACCTTTCGGCGTGTTCTGGATGATCTGGCGCTTCTTTTCTTCCGGAAGCCCGGCATTATCGTCAAAAGAAAAGAACCAATGAACCCAGCCGGGTTTTGGTTCTTCTTTTAACTCATTTTTAATTTCCTGTGGTGTGTCCTGCTCCCACTCTGGAAGCGGGCGGCTGCAGTTTATGTACTCTTTGTACACTGGAAGCGTCGGATCATCCGGGTTAAGTGTTGCCATCAGATAATCACATCGCATGGACGATTCACGCACGAAATCGATGTCTGCAGTGTTGACCTCATCGATGTACAGGCAGCCATACTGACCGCCCAGAGCATCTTTCCATTTTCTTTTGTTTCCATAGCCGACAACAAAGATAATTTTATCGCCGCCGTATGCATGGAGCAGGATATGCGGAATTTTGTACTCGCCGGATCCATTGCCTTTGTACTCCACCAGTGGTCCGAAGTCATCAAGGATTCCAAGATCCTTCTGGATGATATTCTTCTCGGCCGCGCCAGTATCATCCGCTGCCAAAATATGCAGCTTTTTCTTTGACTCGGCTACCTTGAGGATGAATTTGAACAGCCCAACCGTCGTTTTTCCGGCCGCGGTCGTTCCTTCCAGAAACTCCGCCGGAGCATCGCACTGCAGGAACGCCTTGTACTTGTCCGACAGTACTAAACGCTCACTGCTCACTATCCATCACCGCCTCGCATCTGCCGGATCAGATCATCCAGCTTGCTCTGCTCCGTTTCCAATGCTCCGGATACCTGTATATCCTGTTTATCTCTCCATTTATCCGGCCGTCGGTTCTTCAGCCAGAAGATCTGCGCCGTTGTGTCTGGGATGACTTCTTTTGTCACTCGCTTTGTTTCGATGCCGTTTTCCATTGTGACCTCATCGTAGTGATAACCCAAGGCTCTTTTCAGCAATGCGTTCTCTACCTGAAGGTCAACAACTTCTTTCCCCTTTTTTAGGGTGTCAGAAATGTCAGGATACTTCTTTTTCCATTGAGACAATGTTTCTCTTGATATCCCCATATTGTGAGTAATCTGCTCATCCGTCAATCCATCTCTGGCCCATCCTTCAAGCTGCAGCAAGCCCTCCGGCGTCAGCCAATATTCATATTTTCCTTTCGCCATCCAGCTTACCACCTCTCATTCGTTTCGTTTTTGAAATGTCTATTAATTCTCTTTTAGGTTTTCATTTATTTCTTCTATATCTTGCTCAATTTCGAATATTAATCTATTCATTCTACTTATCAAGGCTGCAAAAACGCAGCAGGAAAAGATCATTATTGTGGGCATAAATTTTTTCATCTGCAATTCACTTGATAATGCCCATAATGCCAATTGAACTGGCAGAAATATTGTTATAAAAATTTCCTTTTCTGATTCTATTTTTGCTTTCCTTCCCTTGCATTTTTTAAGAATTGCAATTAATTCATTATTTTCCAATTTAATGCATCCTCCTTTTTTTCATCATACTACAAAACGCCCTGCATTTCTACAGGACGTTTTAGAAGAAGTATATGGGGGATGTCTCTCCAGTCAATGGAGAATTGGAACGGAAGGACTCGAACCCCCGACGTCAGTTGCCCCGATGCAACCCGCTCT